GAGTTTTGTAAATGGTGGAGCAGATGTTGAGCTGGCACGCTCTCGACCTGCATAAGCCCCTTACGGGGCTTAGAAAATTGGAGGTGACTTCAATGAAAGTACAAGTCTGAGGTACATCTACACTTTCCTCAGTTTAAATTATAACATAGGTAAAACGAACAGAGCGAACAAGTTTAAGCATTTTGCAAAAATCTTTTGACTGCCATTCTACAGCCGTCCGCTGTACCTCCGACCTTGTGTCCTATCTGTATCCAAGTAAAGCCTTTTACAAACCTGAGTACAAATATCTTTCTCATCTGTCTATCCTCTATCCCCTTGATAAACTCCTCCACAGCCCTCTGCTCACGCTCTAGCCGTGCCTGTTCGCACAGCAGTGAAAGTGTATCGCCACTTGGCAGAAAGCCGTCTATGCGTGTGCTGTGTGGCGTGAAGGACGGCGGAGTGCATACGCTGATACTGTCGGCAACGTACTTGCCAGAAAGCTCTGCCTTGATGTCCTCAATGGCTGAGGCGTTCCTGCGGTAGGCTTTCAGGCGTGACATGGTCATTGGGTCGTTTCTTTCCATAGGCTATCCCTCCTCGATATCCAACAAACTAAGCTGGTTATTTTTCATATCAAATACTCTGTCACGCCATTCAACGCCGATATAGTCAAGAACTCTTCCCCAGCCGTACTTTGTGCCGTCAGCATCTTCACAACACTTGTTCATCCAGAAATCCCACTCTTTTTCATTTCTTTCACGAAGCCTGTCAAATCGGTGAGGGCGCTGTTCCATATGTATGCCGAAACCGCACATTGAGCAGCCTGTACGCTGAGCCTTTGTTGTGCAAAGCTTTCCGTCAAAGTCACGTTTTATCTCGCCATAGATTGTAGGCACAGGCACATTCAGGTCAAGTGCAAGTTGTAGCAAGTCCTGCCTTGTAAATATGGCAAATGGCGCTGAACGTATCGTGCTTTTGCCAAAGTAATTGCAGCCGTTAAGCATTAGCGATTTTTCACGTCTGCCACCCTCACTTGCCATAAGTCCTAAGAACGGCACACTCTTGTGTTGCTTTGCCCAATCATCACACGGCTTTTCTTTCATCCAGAAGCAGCATTGTGATGATACCTTAAACGGCGGTATCTTGTAGTCAACGCCTTCGTTTTCATTTTCGTAACCGCCAAACAGTTCAAGCCAGCGCTGAGAAAGCTGCATTCTTGTGTGCTTGCGAAAACCGCCATACTCTCCCGTTTCACCCGTTATGATAGCGTGACGAACTGTCTTGTTCTTGTCCGTAGGGTGTGCAAGCAGTTCTATTTTTGCGGCTGTTTCTTTTGATAGTACAGGAAAACCATATTCCCGTATGATATCTATTTTTGACTTGTATGGGCTTAACTTTATCACACCAAGTTGCTCGTGTATCTGCTGAATAGATTTGTCTTCAAGACTAGATACCGATACACCTGGAACATAACTGAAACCACAGTAATCATGTATAAATTTCAAAAGCGTTATGCTGTCAAGTCCGCCTACCGATATGTGCGTGTTCAGATTTCTTTTGTCACACTCACGAATGAACTCCCTTACTCTGACCTCAGCGTATTTGACTTTGAACTCATACGGCATTTTCTGCTTAGTTTGGAAAGCTGCTATCTTCTGTTCATTGTCTTTGGTACGCTCCTCATAGCTTTTCACTTTTATCCCTCCTCAAATCTCGGGCATTCCGTCACAGTGTATGAATGCAACGTACCGCCCTTTTGTGCCTCGTACATCCTGTGCTGACGTGTCTTCCAACCCTCAACCGGTTTGCGGTCTATGGACCATGCACAGCCTGTAAGGTATTCTCCTGTTATCTTATCCTTTGTCGGTACTGCGTGACGGCAGTGCCAACAGAGGGTGTGGTCAGTGTGTTTCATTCTCACACCTCAACTCTTCCAGCCTACAATACACCAACGTGTTGCCACAAGTCTTGTCAGCGATCTCTGCCTGATAGAAGAACTGACCTGTCTTACTGTTCTTGCGGATAATACACCCTGTCAGCTCGTAGCAGTCAGAGCCGTTGTAGCTCACCCTGCGTCCAAGACTTTTCTTTACCTCGTGTATCGTCATAGCTCCTCTATCCTCACATAAATGCCGGGTATGTCCGCCCAGAACTTTTCGCATATCTCACTCGCCACAAGCTGGTCGTCTGTCCAGAAATCAAGCTTTGTCATACAGTCCTTGAACATCTTCTGCAGGTTGTCTGTGTCGGGCTTGCTGGTCTTGTACTCTCCGTCCTTGTGTTTGCCGTCATTTGGAAACAGCCACTTTGTTATCAGCCTTATCCCACAGATGTACTTCTCAGGCGGTCTGTGCCTTGCTAGGTTTGCCGTGAGCTTTTCTTTTGCCGCCTTGACATCGGGTGGGTCATAAAATATCGGCTTGCCATTTCTTACTGTCACCTTGTGTTCCTGCGCTGTAGCCGTCGGCGGTATCATCGCCATAAAAAATTCAGTCATTGTTATCTGCTCCTCTCGTGCGGTCGGTGTGCTAGCCGCCTTATTATTTCAGAATAGATTTTCGGGCGGCTTATGCCCGAAAATATATATTATGTAATAATATACTTTTTCTTCCCTCGGGAAAAAGTCGGTATTTTGTCGATATTTTCTTCCTAAGGGAAAACACCGATATTTTCCTTACGCATACTCGATTTTTTCTTTTCCGTTTCAAAGTAAATTTTCTCGACTTTTTCCTTTCTTTCCCTCACTTCTTTAAGCCGCATTCGCCGCCATCTATCCAGAAACCACCATGCTCTTTGAGGTATGAACGCACTGTCTTTTCACCCTTTCCTATGTACTCCGCCAGCTCAGAAATGCGGCACTTGCCGTTCTCCTGCACACCGCTGAAAGCTGTTTCAATGCTCTCCTTGCGTTCCTTGCTGCGGTCTTCATTGGTCTTCTTCTTGCTGAAATTCTTCTTCCAATTCGGTGTGATGTCCTCTACCTCGCAGTCTTTAAGCACGCCCACGGTATCCTCTCTGTGAACAGGATAATCAAACCACATATCGAGGGGAGCAAACTTCGGGAACTCTCTCAGAGTACCCTCTATACGCCATGCAGTGCGGTTTCTTACTGCAAGCTTAGCCTTGTCTATGTCTGTCATCATAAGCTTGTATGAGTTCGGGTGCAGGTATTTGTGGGTTATCTCAAGCATTTTTGACGGCGTAACAAGATCGTCCTGTGAACAAAGATCATCAGTATTTCTGTAAAATCTCCTCATCCAGTTCTCACAGATACGGCAAACAGTTTCGTCCTCCTGCTGCTTGTAAAGGCTGTCTGAAATGTCAAGCTCTGAAAGGTCAAGAAGTGCGTCAGGGTCACGGGCGAATACTCCTGAACCGCTGGCTCTGTCCATTGAACGCTTACCGCCCTGTGCTCCCTTTGAGTGGTGGTGGCAGTATATGACCGCACAGCCAAGCTCTGTGCATACCTTGTCGAACTGGTTGCAGAAGTGAGCCATTTGGTCTGCTGAGTTCTCGTCGCCTGTTATGACCTTGTAGATAGGGTCTATTATCACGGCAATGTAATTCTTCTTGCTTGCTCGGCGTATAAGCTTTGGTGCAAGCTTGTCCATTGGTACGCTGTGACCTCGCAGGTTCCATATGTCTATGCTGTTGAGGTTATCAGGCTCTAAGTGCATTGCGGTGTACACGTCCTTGAAACGGTGCAGACAAGATGCTCTGTCAAGCTCCAGGTTGACGTATAGTATCTTTCCTTTGGTGCATTGCCAGCCAAACCACTTTACCCCCTCAGCTATCGCCACGCACATTTCGATAAGTGCATAAGACTTGCCTGCCTTTGACGGGCCTGCAATGAGCATTTTGTGACCCTGTCTGAGAACACCGTCAATAAGTGGCGGAGCAAGCTCAGGCAGGTTATCCCACTCAGCACTCAGGCTCTCAGGGTCGGGGAGATCATCATTGATACTCTCTATGTAATCTTTCCATTCCGAAAAGCTTTCTTTGCCTATGTTCTTGTCAATGATGAACTGTTTCTTGCCGTTCCTCATAACGCCTGGCATACGGCTAAGACGTGAGGGATTGCGGTTTTGTTTATCTATGTCAAGGCCACTTTCCTTGCAGACCTTGTAAAGAAAATCAACACGCCTGCGGTATTCATCATAGTTGGGAGCGTCTATCTTGACGATAGCGTGAACGCTCTTCCCGCCGCTGTATACAAGCACAGCGATAGGAAGTTCAAGCTCTCTCATCACGGCATTCTGCTGTTCTATTGGCATACTGTCGCTCTCCACAAGGGCGTAGCGGTAATCGGTGACGTTCTCATTCTTCACGCCCTTGCCGTCAAGAGGATTGAAGCGTATCCACGCTCCGGCTTCTTCCTTGTAGTCGCCAAACACCGCACCAATGTCGCCGTTACATTCGCCAAGCCTCTTGATAAGTTCCCCTGCCGTCCTGTCACAACACCCTTTTGTGGGCAGATACCTGGTCTTGCCGTCCTTTTCTGTTTCCCACGTTTGCGTAACATAGCCCACGTTCTCTCCTGCCTCAAAGAGTGTTTCAAGATATGTGACTATCTCCTTGACAGGGTCCCAGTTTGCAGGCTCGGTGATCGGTATGCCCTCGCCGCCGTTTACAAGAGGACCGCCTTCCTCTGCGACTATCTCGCCGTCCCAATCGTATGCCTGAAACTCATGGGGGCTGTATCCTCTCTCCTTTGCCATTTGCACGATAGTTCCTGCGGTCACGGGCTGAGCATTGCCATTAAAGCCTTGCCACTTGTGTTCACACTCACCGCTGTGATAACGACTGTCTGACCTCGACCAACTGTCCCAATCGTTCACGGAATAGCCCTCGTGCTTGAGAGCCATTCCCACATTGACCCATTCCTGATAATCACAGCTTGCAGGGTCTATGTATTCAAGCATTTTAAGCAAATTTGTGTTATCCATTCACTTCTCCTTAGTTCTCAGGTGTGTATGTTTTCGGGTCAATATCTCTCGGCACTCTCCAACCATTAGCAGAAATACGGGCTATCATCCTGCTTGCACTGTCAAAGCTCCAAGAGCCAACGTGCTCAAAGCCCTTGCTTTCAAGCAGCCTTATCTGCTTAGGTGTGGTAAGTCCTGCATTGCGGCGCTTTTCAAGTCGGTCAAGGATAAGCTTTGCTTTGCCTGCGTTGTCTATATCGTCAGGGAAAATACCCAGCTTTTCAAGCTTTGCCTTCTGCTTGTCAGTAGCAGGAGCACACTCCCAGCCAAAGGCAGGAACATATGAGGACAAGTCCTCAGCCTGTATTGACATTTCATACTGCAAAGGGTCAACGAGCTTTCGCTTGCGTGTTTTCATTTCTTTGAGCTGCTTTGCCAAAGACTCTTCACGCTGTGCCACAACGTCCTCACTTGCCTGTTTTTCTGCCTCCTCGATATCCACTGCACAGCCTGCCTCATTGGCAAGGTTTTCGGTCATTTTCTCAGCGACCTCTTCATTCTGACAAATAAGGTGTGCAGGTCTGCAAAGCTCGTGGCGTTCTGTGTGCCACAGAAAGTCAAGCAGTAAAAGCTCTGTCTTTCCCTCGCAAAGTCTTGTGCCTCTGCCTACCATTTGACAGTAAAGCCCACGCACCTTTGTTGGTCTTAGCACGATAACGCAGTCAACTGACGGACAGTCCCACCCCTCTGTGAGGAGCATTGAGTTACACAGCACGTTGTATTCGCCCTTGTCGAAAGCTTCAAGTATTTCCGCTCTGTCTGTGCTTTCTCCGTTGACCTCAGCGGCGTTGAACCCTTTGCTGATAAGGATATCACGGAACTTCTGCGATGTCTTGACCAGCGGCAGGAACACAACTGTCTTGCGTTCCTTACAGTATTTGAGCATTTCATCAGCTATCTGATAAAGATATGGGTCAAGTGCCGTGTCGATATCACTTGCCTTGAAATCTCCTGCCTGAGTTGATACTCCTGAAAGGTCAAGTTTCAGCGGTATGGTGATAGCCTTGATAGGCGAGAGATAGCCCTCTTTGATAGCCTGCGGCAGAGTGTATTCATATGCAAGGCTGTCGAACACCGAGCCTAAGTTCTTCATATCGCCCCTGTCAGGTGTAGCCGTCACCCCAAGCACCTGAGCTTCAGGAAAATGGTCAAGCACTCTCTGATAGCCGTCTGAGATAGCGTGATGAGCCTCGTCAATTATTATGGTATCGAAGTAATTTTCCGAAAAGCCTTTGAGCCTTTTCTCACGCATAAGGGTCTGAACTGAGCCTACTACTACACGATACCAAGAGCCTAAACAGCTTTGCTCTGCTTTCTCGGTGGCACAGCCAAGCCCTGTTGACTTCATAAGCTTGTCCGCCGCCTGGTCGAGCAGTTCGCCCCTGTGGGCAAGGATAAGCACACGCTTACCCTGCCGCACACATTCTTCCGTAACAGCCGAGAAAAGTATTGTCTTTCCCGTTCCTGTGGGCAGAACTGCAAGGACTTTGTTTATTCCCTCAGACCATTGTTCGAGTATAGCAAGCTTAGCCTCGTTTTGATATGGTCTTAAATTCATCATCAGAACGCACCGGCTTTCCAGCCACCTGTCTGAGCAGGCTGGCTATACTGTGGCGTCTGCATCTGGGCAGGCTGAACGGTAGTCACATTCTCGTCATAGGCATAGAGCTTTTTAATCTTGTTGGACTGCCTGTCCTCACCGTCCTTGTTCTTGTAGTTGTCAACGTAGACGTGACACTTGCCCTTTTTGCCTGTGATAGCGTTCCAGTTCATTTTCAACGGCTCGCCATGCTTTTTTAGCCCGAGAGCCAGGAAAAGTGCTGAGAGCTTCCACTCAAACTTGTTGCAAAGGAAGAAGTTCTCTGTTATCTCCACGCTGTCCTCAGCTCCCCATATGGTGAATGTGACCTTTGCCATATTGCAGGGCGGCACTTTCGCCGACCCCTCGTGTCTTGTACGCTCAAACTTGCTGACGGTGAAGTCATAGTCCCCCTCAGGGAGCAGAACAAAGTCCCCACCCTCGTTGACTATCTCATCTTCCCAGCCGTATTCCATAAAATTATCCATGGTGTTGTCCTCCTTTTAAAATGGTACTTTCTGATTTTCTCTGATAAGCGGCAGCATTTGCTCCCAAGCACCTATCAAACAGCCCTGCACGAAGTCGTCAGGATAGTTTGTGATAGGGGTATCATAAGGGAAATAGTTTCTCTGAGATACTACAAGACGTATATCCGATTCGCTTACGTTGTTGGCCCTCATAAGGTCTGCAAGCGCTTTCGGTATGCCCTCAGGGATAACGATAGGTGGTGCAACGTCCTCAAAGCCGCTGAGATCAGTAAGAGGTTCTTCTGCCTTTGGTGCAGCTGTCGGCTGAGCCTGCTGCAATGTCACTGCGTTTGATGTCTTATGAGGGGGCTGCAGTGCTGCTTTCGGCTGTGCAAGCTGCTCCTGCACACGTCTTGGCATCGTCACAGGCTTAGGCATTTCAGCAGGCTGTGTATACACAAACAGATGAGCTATACCACTATATTCAAAAGGCATTTCAGACGGAAGTCCGTCACGATTTTTAGCGTCCCAGCAAGGGTGATGTGTGGTGTACATAACACGGTCGCCGCCCTGAGCCTTGAACTTCTTTCCGTCCTTATCCACAGCTACTGCATATGTTTTGTAGTTTGCAAACAGCACCATATCAGCCCATTCTTTCACAAGAGGCGATATCTGAGAAGAAGTTTTCTTGCCGAGTTTCAGTTCCCAGCGGTCATAAGCGCCCAGCTCGTCAGGCTGTTCAAACTTCCTCATCTGAGCGTGAGCCGTAAGCACAACGTTGATACCGCTGTCAACTACCTCCTGCAAGAGATTAAGGAACTTGCCTATCTCCTCTTTCTCGTAGACGTAGCCGTTGCCGTAGCCGAAATCTTCAATGCCTTTCTTCTGATGTGCCGAGCAGATAGTTTCAATGCAAAGCTGTTCAGCCCAATCAAATGTATCAATGACAAGGGTCTTGCAGAGCCTGCCGTTCATAGCTTCCTTTACCTCGTTTTTGAGCATTTCCCAGCTTGTTGGCTTAGGAAAACGTCTGATGTTCAGCTTCTTTGTACTGCCCTCAGTATCAATAAATACAGGGTCGGGGAACTGAGCCGCAAAGGTGGATTTGCCTATGCCCTCAGGACCATATATCACGACTTTCTGTGCGGAGCTTACAACTCCTGATGTTATCTCATACATTAAAATGCACCTGCTTTCCAAGTTTTCGTTTCTGTGTTTTCTTCCTTATCATTGTCCATTGATCTGCCGTCCTCGATAATGATGCTGCACTCGTCACCTGTAGAAACTCTTGTGGCTATCGCCTGCAAGCCCTGTGCTTCGAGCCACTTACCGAAGTCTTCAAGGGTGTCGGTATCCATTTGTTCAAGCTTGTCCAGCAGGACAAAGCCACAGTCAGGGTTGAGCTTTCTTACGATAGAGGTAGCGACGATAAGCTGTTCTGCTCCGCTTATACTGTCCCACTTATGCCCGTTATACAGCAGCTCTCCGTCCTCAACGGAAAGGCCCTCAAGGGGCAGGTCGGCACCGCTCAGCAGGTCAGTTTTAGCCTGCCTTACGTCCTCTATCTGCTCAGTGAGATATGTATACTGTGAGCGGTAGTCCTCAGCGTCTATCTCAGCTTTCTCTCTGTCGAGGTTTGCTCTTATCTTCTTGTTCAGTTCCTCGATATCTGAGATGTTCTTTTCAAGCTCCGCTGTGCTTTCGTCCACAAGGTCTTGTGCGTCAAGGCTTGCAAGCTTGAAGTTATTCACTGCCGCTTCATAGCTTGCTTTTGCACGTTCATAGGCGGACTTAGCAAGCTCCAACTGTTTTTCGTAGTATTCTTTCTGGTCACGCTTACGCTGATTTTCACCGTTGCGAGCAAGTATATCCTGCTGCTGTCTGATAAGCTCCGAAGCCGAAACAGGCTCGGCAGGGACGTTTGCGTACACAGGCATTTCCTTTGCAAACTTAGACTTCTGGTCAGCTATCCTGCCGATAGTGGTACGCTGATCATAGAGGGAATGTTCCTTATGCTCAAGCTGATAGAGCGTATCGCCCACGCCGATTATTTTCAGCAGAGTTGAAGCTTTTTCCTTGCTTGACTGATTGATGAACTTCGGCAGGTCAAGTGCGAACTGCTCAACGAAGCTGTTGAGCAGCTGCTGACCGCCTTTCTTGCCTGTGGCGTCCGTGACTTTGAGGGAGCTGTTCTTGCCCGAACGCTCCACCACGATTCCGTTGTCGAGGGTGATCTTCAAGTGCGGCTCGACAACAGACCCCTCACGCTGAGGAGAGGACGGCTTATACTTGTCACCGCCAAGCGCCCAAGCGATAGCGTCAAGGACAGAGGTCTTGCCCTGCCTGTTCTTACCGCCGATAACAGTAAGCCCATTCTTTGCAGGCTCAAGCTGCACGGCTTTTATCTTCTTGACGTTTTCAAATTCAAGTGAGTTTATTTTTACTGACATTTTAGTTCGCTCCTCTCATATTTTCAAGCTTATCCCTTGTGCTGCATATTTTTCCGTACACTTCTCCGATATCAAAAGCTCTACGCTCACATGCCGGCATTCCCTCATAGATATCGAGTATATCTGCACAGGCTTCGTCTACGGTATCATATGCTTGACAAATCTGCTCTTTTGTGCTATCATCAAACTGTAATATTGAACCGGTATCTTTTGATACCTCCGAGCTTGTGCCTGTTGCCGCAGGTGCAGGCTCGTTTTCTTTGCCTGATTTGAGATAATGCAGCACCGCACTTGACAGCTCCTCAAAGCCCTTGCATTCCATTGTAGACCTTGGGCAGTCCTCACAGTCACCTGCACCGCAGTGACATATCTCAAAAATTCTTATCGTCTCTTCTCTCGTCAGCATTTTTCTTCCTCCCTTATCGGCTGTACGCTCATATACTGCTTGCCGTCATAGTCCATCTTCTTAACAGGTTCAATCCCTTTCTCACGGAGCGACCTTGCGGCATCGCCAAGCCCTCTGTCGAAATCCTCACGGGTCTTGTAAAATGCACATCTGCGGCAGTAATCTCTCGTTGGCGTTACTGTCAGCGCACCGCACTCGTCAGGCTTGACATTTGAATGGAACACGCAAAGGCTTACCGCTCCACTGCCGTTGTCAAGGGGCTTGTCCCTCTTAAATACCTTTCTCATCACTATCATCGTTTTCGTCCTCCTCAATCTTTCCCCATTGTTCAGCCATTGCAAAAGCAATACCTTTAAACGTTTTGCTCCTTACCTTAGCACGATCTTTGCCAGAATGACGTGTTTCTTCCCATGTGCGTGATTTACCATTAGAATATCGTCCAAACAGCTTGCCATTATCAGGCTTGTCCCCTGTATATGTTGGCCGTAGGACAGGCAGCCCCTTTAGCCATAAACACGTCGCCTTTGTGACAAACTGTTCTGAGTCTTCCGGTCCGTTTGAAAACATATATGGGTGAATTATTTGATCTGCCTTTCTGAATACAGTATTCATACGCCCTATAGGGTTTTCCACTGCAATTTTTGGTGCGTTCGCCGACACAATCTGCATAAAAAATACTATTGATTCTTCACGGTGTTTCATACGCTCGACCACCTTTTCAGCAGGTGTGCATTTCAAACTATAGTGGCGTGTAGCCACGTTGGTCAGGCATGTACACGGTGGGTGTGCGATAATCATATCCCATGTTTCAACAGTATGCTGCTTGCCGTCACAGGTGAAGAAATCGGTATTGCCATTGATAATATCCAAAACATCATTGCATATATGCCATTCAGGGTGACCGCCTGAACACATCTGAATATCGCAGCTGTACGCTTCGTGTCCTTTCGCACGGAACGCTTTGCAGACCTCTTGAGATTCCTCACAGGCTATCAGAACTTTCATTGTTCTTATCCTCCTCTTTCTCAAAACCTTTCTCCCAGTGCCTATCCACCACGCTCAGCACAAGATACATCACTACATCTATGCCTGCAAGCACAGCTATTGTTATCAGCAGTATTCCTACAATGTTCATTACCACTTTCCTTTCGTCTGTATTTCGACCTTGACCACGGGTCTGCCTGCTTCTCTCACTGCACGCTTAATGCTCTCCTCTGCTTCCTCGTAGGCAGTTTCTTTTACGCTTACATACCACCTGTATGCTACATACATTGTAAGCACCACCAAAAGCGCTACCGCTGCGGCACATCTGATTATCTCTAGTACGGCTATCATTTTCTCACGTCCTTTCCGTAAAGTGTGCGGAGCTTTTTAAGCCTTTTCTCGAAGTTGTCGATATCAATGCCCCACACCTCGTAGGCTATCTCGGTATTGACCGAGTGCGGCAGCCATGACTTCACACCACGCTTTGCCATTTCTTCCTTAACAGCTTTCTTGATCTTGATAGTCTGCGTTTCACCTGTGCTGAACAGTTCCTTGATATCCGCATTGGTTATTTCGGGCTTTTCATAGTACAGCCGCACTGCCATTTCAATGTCAGGTGACCTCATTTAGTCCACCTCCTCGATTGTCAAGACAGTTTCACGAGGGCTAACACTTGCCTTTGTCAGAGCCTCGTACTGACTCTTTGCAGCTACTGTGAACACCCTTTTATCGTGAAACTGGTCTATCGTTGTGACTTTGTAAATTTTCAT